TTCATCAACCTGGATCGCCTCAACAGAGATTCGCTCGATGACGTTGCCACGGATGAGAACATCAACCGGCTCAGACAGAGAGGCACTTATCCCATCGAAGACTCGTACCCGCCGAAAGACTGTGGAAGCTGCGGGGACTTCAGTCTGAGAAAATGCTGTTCTCGGCAGCAGCGCAGCAACTGCGGTCAGTGCCAGAAGTTCACGCCTTGTGGTCAATGTCTTTCTCCGTAGTCAGACGTTTCGCTGTCCACCGCTCGCCCGCATGCACAAAGCCCTCGGCGCAACCCAATTGATGGGAGCTAATCGAACAGAAGGCGCAATAAATGTCCAGTGGAACGAATGCGGGTATCTTCGCACCACCAGGGGACGGCTGCGCCATCGTTATCTTCCTTCCAACCTGAACAACCGCACCAGCGCATTCAGCGCCACACGCAGGTTCCCGATGTCCTCCTCGGGCCAGTGGAGAGCATCCTCGTCAGTGCAGATGACGCGATAGACCAGCAGCGTCGGACGCCGGCCACGCGACATGCGATGTTCACGGTCGCAGGCATCGAGCGCGTCAGTGGCAGCATTGAACCGACGCTTGAGCTTCTCGATTACCTCCAGCACCGGTTCACTGGGGCTGGCGCCGAAGATGCCTTCGTTGATCAGCAGGCCAGCCACCGAACGCGGACTGGGCGACGGCAGGCCCACCACGGCATGGTGTTGCCGGTACAACTCAGCAAATGCCACGCCCGCCTGGTACTGCGTCTCGCTGATCAGTTCCCGAAAGGCCAAACGGCCGAGCGCCGTGCCAAGCCTCTCGTCCTTCGCCTGCTTCGTGGTGACACCGAAATGGCGGCGGCGGGCGTCGATCATCGTACTCATCGCATCCCTCTCCGTTTCCTGCCTCGTGCACTTACCACAGGGGTAGCGCTTGCCGGGTTTCCTCTTGCGTCCACGTGCCATGGTTCACCTTCCTTCCGAATTTGAGGTTTCGATCAGCTCGCGCAGCAGCGCGGCGTATCCGCAGACATCGACTGCCGAGTCTTCGTGGGTAGGGTCGTGCGCGAGGCGCGCCAGCTTCAGGTCGAGCAGGCAGAGCACCACCTGGGCTGGCGTGACCTCGCGGCCCAGCGTCGCCGACCACCGCGCTGCGATGGCGGCCATGTTGTTCGCGGCGTCGCCGTACTGGGTGCTACGCTCGGCGATCACGTTGGCCACGTGCTTCAGGAACATTTCCGCCGGAGTACTCATGCCAGGCCTCCATTCGTTTCGAGGGCCCAGAGCAGGATGGCGATGGCATCCGCCTCGTTGTCGTCGGCGGGTTCGAAGCCACGCGCGCGCATGGCGGCGATCACCGCCTGCTTGTCGGCATTGCCCTTGCCGCAGGCGTGTCTCTTCCAGGTGCCCACCGGCACGCCGCTGTAGGGGATGCTCTGAGCCTCACACCACGCTGTGAGCGTGGCGAGCAGTCCGCCGTGAACATGTGCCGCGTCCGTGCCGATGTGCCGCCTGATTTCTTCGAAGTACACGGCATCGATGCCGCCGGTGATCTCCAGCGTCTGGGCCAGCCACTTGCCGAAGCGCAGGTAGCGCATGCCGCCGCCCTCGAAGCGGCTGGGCCGGAATTCGGCGGTGCCGTGGACGATGCGGCAGCGGCTGTTGCGGATAGCCCAGCCGGTGGTGGTGCCGAGGTCGAGGGCGAGGATGGATGGAATCGTCGGGGTTGCCTTTGCCGCGGGCACAGGCAGAGTCGCGGGTACCATGATGGTCTCCTTCAAATGAGGTCGGTTGTCGTGGTGGAGGACGGCGGCAGCCTCGTGCTTGGCGGTACTGGCTGCCGTCCGTCTGACTTGGTGGGCAATGGGATCAGTTATCCATCGTCCCACCAGAACGGCTCCGGGTCAGGTGCCACACCCAGCTTCAGCGGGTGGCACCTACCCGTAAGGGCGGAAATTCCGGATTCCGGAGTCTGCTCCAAACCATTGATTTTAATATGTGTTTTCCAGAATCCGAAATCATTCAGTGGACTGACGATTCCGGATTCCGGATTCTGCAGCAAGTCATTGAATTGACTCGTTGATTTCCAGAATCCGGAATCCGGATTGCTGTTTCGGTTTCCGGATTCCGCACACTTTCCGGATTCTGCTGAGGGGTCGAGCGGGCACCACTTGTTCATTCGAAATCCTCCCGATCGACCCACACATCGGGGTTCTCCACGGGCAGCATCACGCCGGTCTGAGGGCACATGAAATCGGTGGGGCTTACCTTGAGAAGGACAGGCCCGACTTCGCCAGTGTCGGCGTCCACCGCCTCGGCATCGCTCCTGAGGAGCATGTCCTTCACGCAGAGATAGCCATACTTCACGCCGGCTACCTTGAGTCCAAGCGTCCGGGCTCCATCACCACGCACGTACTTGACGTGGCCATTGGTGGCGAGAACCTGAAGCCGGTCCAAAATTCCCGTCTTGCCGCCCAGGCTCGCCCTGTTCTCAAACTTCGCAGCGAACTGCGTGGGGGTATACATTTTGCCCTGCATCCCCTGTTCGGCAATGAGGTTGAGGATCACGTCTCCCTTGCGATCGCGCTCGGCGTCATGCTTTGCACCGACGTCCTGGCGCACGAGACGCTCGTTCATCGGGTTGATCTCCACCCAGCGACCGTTCTCCTTGTCGATCAGCTTGGTCGGGAGCGCCGGGCCATTCCTCAGCTCAATTTCCAGCCGGCGCATGGTGCTGTCCTCATCGGGCCGGTGCATGAGGAGGCCCGAGGTGTAAAAGCCGCGGAGCGCGCTGGCGCCGGACAGCGCCTGGAAGGGATCTTCGCCCACGGCCTTTCGGTTCATCTTCTTGGTGTGGTGCGCAAGAATGACGCCGCAGTCGGGTGCCACAGCCTCGCGCAGGCGCTCGACACGCTCGGTCAGGAAGAACATCATGGCGTTGTTGTCGTTCTCGCCGCCGCCCTCCTCGCCGCCGTCGAACAGGTTGCGGATGGGGTCGAGGCAGATGATGTCAGGCGGCGCGTCGGTGAAGCGGACCCGTACGGCCTCAACCACCAGGGCGAGGCCCTTGTCGTCGAGGATCATGCGCAGCTTGGGTGTGGCGAAAAGATTGTCGCGCGCGCCGGCGATCACTGCGGCTTCCAGTCTGATCTGCTGCATCCGCTCGCGGAGATAGTGGTACTGGATCTCGGCCTGCAGGTAGAAGACGCGCAGCGCCTGCGGCGGCGTGAAGCCGAGGAACGGGACGCCGGCCGCCATGTGGGCGAGAAGGCTGATCAGGAAATCGCTCTTGCCGACCTTCGGCGCGCCGCCAAGAACCAGTAGCCCACCCGGCGTCAGGACGCGCGGCGCGATGATGTCCGGCGGCATGGGCGAGCGGTCGTCGAGCAACTGGCCGAAGGAGAACACCGGCAGGGGCTGGGCTTCATGCTCGGGGTCAGCCTCGTTGCGCAGCAGCGCCGGGCCGTTCTTCTTCACATGCAGCGCCCAGATCCGGTCAGCTTCCTGCTTCAGGCGTTCGACGGGCCATGCCGGCCGCAGCATGGCGGCGTTGTACTGGCAGATGGCCTCCCAGCCGTCGTTCGGGCTGAGCTTTCCCTCATGCACCAGGCGGATGTAATGTCCGATGGCGGCGCTGGCGCCCTCGAAGCGGGTCCACGCATCCTGGCCGCCTTCATGCACGGGCGTGGTAAGGATGGCATCGATGGAGGGCTTGGCATGGCCTTCCGGCGGTGGCTCGGCGCCCATGCCGGGAATGAAGGGCATTGCCGAAACGCGCTCGCCGAAATCCCCAAGGTCCACCTCGATGGGATTATGCTCGCGGATCTGGACGAGCCGCTGGAAGCCGCCCTTGTGATAGACGGAACCGGCCACACGAATCGGCTGGTGGGCCGAGCGGAAATGCGTGTCGCCACCCACCTTCATGGCGATGTCGCCGCGGAGGCGGCACAGCGTGGCGAGGTCATCGCTGATGGCGGCTTCTGTCAGTTTCCACCACACATGGAGCTTGAGACCGCCTTCCGGCGTGCGGCCGCCGCTCTCCACCACCAGGGTGGGCGTGCCGAGATGGTGGACCAGATGGGACAGCTTGGCGATGATGTCCCCAGCGTCGAGGTCCACCACGACGGCCTGCATCTGGATGACTTCATGGGCGCGCGCCTGCCCCTGTGCCGCCACGGTGCCGGGGATGACGTAGAGTGCGGCACCCTCGCGCCACGCCCAGGTGGCGAAGGTCTTCAGCTTGTCGAAAGCGGAGGCGTCAGCGTCGATCCATATATTGTTGGGCTTGCCGTCCCGGCCCTGCCCCTTGTCCACGAAGCCGCGGACGGGGATCAGGCCTTCGCAATAGCCGAACACCACATCCAGAAAGATGCCGAGCTGTTCCGCGTCGGGCTGGATGCCGAACGGGTCTTCCTGCAGCGGCGCGTCGTTGAAGTCGCGCCACGGATTGAAGTGGATCACCTCGCCGGTGGGCTTCTGTTCGGGCTGATGGTCTTCGGCTGTCACAGGGGTATCGTCGTTATGATCTGTCATTGGGCGAGGCTCCAGCAGCGGTTCGCGTGAGGGCACATGCGGCACTCGAAATGATCACGCTCCCGCGCCACGCGCGGCAGAAGCTCGCCCGCATCGGTGGCGCGAAGGATGCGCACAGCCCTGTCGCTCATGCGCTGAGCGAGCTCGGCGTTGAACGGCACCAGCTCGTGATGCAGCTCGGCGGTGTCCTTGTTGATGGCGGTAAACAGCGCAGGGTTTTGCGCGAGCCCTGGAATGCTTGCATCCATGTAGGCCTGATAAAGGGCAATCTGGGCGGCGTAGATGGGCTTGGCCACGGCAACACCGGACTTTACCGTTTCCCGCCAGTTCTTCGCATTCATCGTCTTGCATTCCCACAGCGCGGGAACGCCGAGCTTCAGCGCCTCGGGAGCACCGGCAATGATTCCGTCGGCGTGGCCGCGGATACGGCCTCCCGCGACCGAGAAACCGAACTGCTGGCCATCCGGGTCGTTGCCCTTGCGTGTGTAGAGATCGAGACCTGCGGCGCGCAGCCACTTGATTGCCAGGTCCTCGAGCGCATGGCCTATGGCGAAGATGCGCAGCGTGCGGCCGTGGAAATCGGCGCCTTCGTCCTTCGGGGCCTGAGCGAACTCGAACTGCAAGGCGCGCTCGCAGGCGTGACCCACGCGCGAGCCGCCAAGGTAGTCGCGCGGAGCCCGCGCGGCATTTTCGTGCTCGAGCGATTCGTCGATCATCTCGTTGAGGAATTCCCTGAAATAACGGGTATTGCTGAAGTCCAGCATCAGAACGGTACCTCCAGTGATTGCTTGTTGGCGGCGGCGATGTCGCGCATCGCGTCCTGGAAGCCGCCGACGGCGACCTCCATGAGGGTGAGAACCTGCTGCTCGGAGAGATCGGAGAGCCGGGTGTTCCACCCGATCTCCTCCATCACTTCGGCGGCCATCTTCATGGCGTATCGCAGGGCGGATTTTTCCTCGTCGGTCAGATCAACCATGGCAAAGGACCTCCGGGCGCGTTCCCAGAAGAAGGTCTGGCAGGCCATGGAACAGAACCACGCGGGCGGGCGCGGCTTGCTCATGCGCTGCGGCTCCTGCCAGCCGAAGCCACGTGTCGGGCTCCTGCACATCGCGCACAATTCGAAGCGCGGCTGCCAGCGCACAAAGCGCTCGCGTGCGGTGACGGGGGTTGCGTGTGACATGAGGGTTCTCCATCACGCTGCCTCCGCCATGGCCGCTTCTGCGGCATCCATGATCAGCTCCTGGATGCGGGTCTTGTTGAACTTGAAGGTGAGAAGGGCGGACGCCCGGTAGCGTGTCAGGCCGTAATCCAGCCGGAACTTCTCCGGCAGCCAGGCGAGCTGCTTTTCGGTCGGCGGCTGGTTGAGCCAGCCCTTCGTCTTGTGGGCGCTCTCATTGGTCTCATTGGCGTTGAGCCAGTCGTCAGCCGCAGCGAGGCAGACGAGTTCCTCACCCATGGCGAGAAGCCGTGAGCGCTTGTGCTGGGCGCCACCCAAGCCGTACCAGCGGCCATTGTGGGCGAAGATCCCGGCCCAGGCGTTGAAGCCGTTGGCGACGAGCGAGGCCCCATCGCCGAACAGGTCGACCCATTCGAAGCTCGAGCGCGCCAGGAGATCGATCTCCGTCATGTCGAAGCCCGACAGCAGGGCGCGCTGGCCCTCTGGACCGTCACCCTCCTCGTTGCGGACATCGACGATCAGCATCTCGCCGCAGATCGGGCATTCTGTGCAGGACAGCGGAATGACGGCCGAGCAGTTGTGACAGGTCTGGGTCGCATCCTCCGACGCTTCGTGCCCCTTCAGGTTCACGTCCTGCTCGAGGGAGCCGTGGATGAGGCTGGAGGTCCCGAAGTCGAGAATGATGCAATCCGTCTTGACGACGCCGGGGTATTCTTCCGGGTTGACGGTGCGCAGGCCACGTCCCACCATCTGGATCATGGTGGACTTGTAGGAAGAGGGCCTCAGCAACACGACGCAGGAGGTGGGCGGGTGGTCCCAGCCTTCGGTCAGAACGGCAACATTGGTGATGACCTGAATCATGCCCTTGGCGTAGGCGCCAAGCGTTGCCTTGCGCTCGGCATCGCTCATCTCGCCGTGCACTGTCGTGGCCTTGATGCCAGCGGCGCGGAACGCTGCGGCAACATTCTGCGCATGCTCGACGGTGGAGCAGAACACCACCGTCTGACGCTCGCCGGCCTTATCCCTCCAGTGACTGATGACCTGATCCGTCACCGGCGACTTGTCCATGATCTCGGCGACGGCATTCATGTCGAAGTCGGAGGCGACCCGGCGGACCTTCTTCAGCGCCTCCTGGACGCCGACATTGATGACGAAGGTGCGGGGAATGACGAGATGGCCGGAGGCGATCAACTCGCCGATACGGATCTGATCCGCAACATTGTCGAATACTTCCCGCAGGCCCTGGCGGTCGCC